TATGGCGGCCTGGGTGAATGCCGTTGTTGCCAACTGGTTGGTATTGGTTCCCACCGGCGCTGTCGGGGCGATAGGCGTACCGGTAAATGCAGGGGAATTGATGGGAGCCAAACCATGATTGACGTTTTGGAACACCAACGGCGTGGTGCCCAGTGCAATGTTTCCGTCCGTCACCAGCTGCCAGCGCGTATCGGCTTGGGTGGTGCCTTGCTCCACAGAAACCTGTAACGCTGGCGTGACGTCGGCATTGCTGTCTGCATCCGGTGCACGTTTCCATTCCAGAGGGTCAGCAATCCATAGTCCGTTGTCCTTCGCCGCTGCTTGATTCTTCACCAGCACCCTGTCGCCTGACGCCAACGTCACCCCGTCGATCGCCTGAAGACCTGACAGCGAGATGTTTCCCGTTGTAGCCACGCGCACCGACTGCTTGCTGTCGAGCTTGTACAGCTCTTCACGCACTTTCGAGTCAACGTAGTTGCGGGTTGCCAGGACGACGCTCGGGTCGATTTTCAGCTCGACGTTGGCGGTGTTGCTGACGATGAGGTTCATCCGCACCACTTGGGTACGGCCCGATCCTTGAGTCAGCAGCGGCTTGAAGCTTGGCGCACAGTTCGCCACGGCAACCAGGTCACCTTCAGCGTCATACAGACCGACTTCACGAATCCACCAGCCGCCGATGTTTTCGGGGATGACCTGTTCGGCGATGATGATATTGGGGTTGGCAGGATCAACGCTGAGCTGATTCAGCGGGGCGCGCCTGCGCTCATTGATCAGCCGCGTTTGCTGCTCGTTGGGGATCGGGTCGGTGTCGTTGGCGTCCCCGACGCCCATCTGCGCAAATGTCCAAGGAATGCCCAAGGCATCCGCGTTGGCCTGCTTGGCCTTGCCGATGGCGGTGAGGATGGCGAAAAACTGACTGTTCTGGTCTGTCATGGGTAGATGTCCATGGTGTCTATCTGGTGCTCACGGCCGCCCTGGTGGATATAGCCCGTGACCTCGATGTCGCGCTGCGTGGGTGGATAGATATCGATTTCGTCGCCTTCGGTGATGCAGGCGCCGATATGAACAAGGCCCGTGGTTTCCAGACTGATGGCGAGCCCGGTGAGGTGGCGTGTGAGGGGCTTGGCATCGTCGATCAGCCAGGTGAGTTCCTGGTACATCTCTTCGGTGATACCGGTGTCCAGCACGCCGACCTTGAGCTTGAAGGTGGCCCGAGGGCCGACCGGCACGGTCTGCCACCATTCAATGATTTCAATTAGGTAGCCGAGCGGTTCAACGACGCGGCGCAGTGACCCGATGGTGCCTTTGCGCGAGTGGATGTAGTACGCGCTGCGGATGGCGGCGCGCTTGGCCGCTTCGGTCCATTTGCTGTCCCAGCGATCCACTGAGAAGGCCCAGGCCAGGTAGGGCAAAAGGGGCAGCGGGCAAAGGTCGGGGTTGTACAGCGTGCGCAACGGGATCGGCACGCGCTGGATCTGCGCCAGCGCCTGAGCCGCTTGCCGCTCCAACGGCGTCGAATTGCTTGGGAGAAGGGGCGCGTCAGCCATTATTCAACCCCCACCGCCAAGTCGATGGCCGTGCAGTACGGGGCCTGGTACTTCGTGGCAACGATATCTGCCCAATCTTCCAGCACGACCTTGCGCACACCCTCGACGTGCAGCGAAGCGTGGATAATTGATTCCGAAACCTCCAAGCCCAGGCGGCGCCGTTGGTGGACGAAGGCCAGCAACTGCGCATTGGCTGCGGCGAGAATCAATTCGCTCTCCGGGCCGGACGTCGAAAGAAACAGCTTGGCCTTGACCTGGTAGTTGATGACCTGAACGCTTTGCACGGTGAGCCGATCCGCGACAGGACGGCGGTCGTCGTCGCTGAGGTAGGCATTGACCTTCGCCAGTAGCGCGGGCGAGGCGCTGCCGTCACCCAGGATTGATTGCACCGTCACCACCGCTTCGGCCGGGGCAGGGCTCTCGGCAGTGGCGTCGGCAACCTGTCCGTCAGCAGAGCGCGCATGGAAGATGTAGCTGTTACGCGGCCCGGCAGTGCTCAATCCTTCCCACGCCATCTGCGCCCGCTCTCGCAGGCTGTCGTCGCTTTCCATCAGCAACGGAACCGGCGGCACTGCCGAGGGCTTGGCGGCCTGGATGACCAGGCGCTTGACGTTGAAGTTGCCGGCCATGTTCTCCAGGTCGCTGCCCTTGGCGAGGGCAAGCATGTTGGCGACGGACGCCTCATTGACGCGCTGGCGCCATACCGTCTCGCGGTAGGCGCTCTCCTGGAGCAGTTTGGTCAGGGGCTCAGATTCCAGCTCAAGCCGTGCCGCGATCTCGGCTTGTTCCTCGACCGGCCAGAGGCTGATGGCGTAGGCCTTGCGCTCGACGAGGATCTGCTCGTAATCGATCTGCTCAACGACCTCGGGCGCGGGAAGCTGGCCCAGGTCAATCGCGACGAATGAGTTCATACGCTACCCCCCAAGTTCAGCGGGACGCTCAGGCTCAGCGGCTCGTTGCTATCGACAATACTGCCCTCGATATCCAACGAGGATTGACCTTGCAGCGTGGCGCCCAGGAACTGTACGCGGCTCAGGCTGATACGCGGCTCCCAGCGCATCAGCGCCATAACGGTGGCCGCGTACACCTGCAAGCGGGTGATGTCGTTGAAGGGGTGGTCAACCAGCTCGGGCAACAGGCTGCCGTATTCGCGCCGCATGACCCGGGTACCAATGCGCGTGCTGAGGATGTCGCTCATGGATTGGGCGATGCTCTCCACGGTGCTGATGGCGGCGCCGGTGTGTCGGTTCATTCCGGTTTCCCCGTCTTGCCGCTGCCAGGCATGACGCCGCCGTGCAGGTGTTTCACCAGGCTGATGCCGGCGGCAACCACGTCTACCGAGACGGTGACGGTACCGGTGACGTCCTGGTCGCCGGTCTGGGTGTAATTGCCCTTGTGCGTGATGTTGCCGACGATGTTGATGCCGCCGGTGCTGACCAGGTTGGTGGTTCCGCCATCGGTGAGTGTGGCGTTGAGGTGGTGGGCGACGCTGTCGTACTCAATCACGGTGCCGTCGCGGTAGGTGAAGCGATGCAGACCTTCGCGGTCGCCGTTGGCGGGGATCTGGTCGCTGAAGAGGCCGGTCAAGGCGACGCCGTTGCCGAGCTGACCCGAGGGGCTGAACAGCAAAACCTGTTCGTTGACGGTCGGCGGGTTCCACTCCCGGTCTGCACCTGCGCGCAGGGCGATCCACGGCAGCCATGCAGTGGTCAGCGTTCCGGTTTTGACCTGCACACGTGGTGGCTGCATCTGGACGGCAGCGATGGTGCCGAAGCGGATGAGGTTTTCGATCAGGCGGGCGAGGGTGGCTAAGTCGTTCATGGCGCCGATGGTGGCGCCACGCGTGCGGGAGTGCAGCTTCGAAGAGTTGTGTATCGATTCCCTACAAGCCTAGGGTTTCTCGTTGGGTTTTGGCTGGGACTTTGGTTTTTTCTTAGGTCGCTTGGGAATGTTATCTGCGATATCCAAAGCAGATTTGCCACTAACTACCGTGCGCTGAATGAAGTGTTCGAGTGTAGTCAGCAATGTATGAAACTCGCTGTGCGTAGGAGCCCATGCACGGTGTGCGGCTGCGCTACCTGCATCTGTTACAACTCCAAGTGTTTTCGATTCGGTTTCGCCTATATATCCCTCGTCCAAGAGTAGGGTTACCTTTTCTTTCAATGTCAGTTCCGGATCGATCTTAAGAACTTCGGTGGTACGGTCGAAGGCAGTTCTCAAACCAACTGACGCGAGAATTAACGAGCCTCGTTCATAAGCCTGATACATTTCGTCCAGAATTTGTAGAAGTTGAGGGTCAATCTTCGAAATGTCCCAAACCCAATCCGGTTTTGCGCTTTTCTGCTCTGGTGTAGGAAAGGTGATGATAGTTATCGGGTTAACAAGCACTTCCTCTCTGGTAACTGGGTCATAATCCACGTCCCATTCTTCCGAATCCCAGCTGCGCTTATGGAAAAATACTTCCTCACATCCGCAGCACTGAGCTATTTTGTAATCGTTCTGCCCGTGATGGTAGTGAGGACCCTCTTCCCACGTCCATGACTGCTCAAAAGCGCCCCGGATGAAGCAGGTCCTATCACCGTCGCAACGAGGACAATGTGCCTTGAAAGTCTCGATCATTCAGTTGCGGCTCCTATGGGTCATCCTTGTTTTCGTTTCTGGATTGAGCTTTTACCTCTTATCGAGTCGGAATGGAAACCTATCGAAATAACTTTTATGTGTCGTTAGTGAGGTAAGCGAGCATTTGGTCCCGAATAATTTCTAGGTCAGCATCGGTTAACCCGAGGACTTCCCTCTGCTCATATTTCACATCAGGTGCCCCCCGTTCAGCACGATCTTTCAATCCGTACTGGTGCACCCGGGCAATGCGTGCAATTCGACCAGTGAACCCGACGCTTATGGCATTCCCATCACCTTGGACCTTCAAAAAGCTCGCCGTGCGTAACTTCTTAAACATCTGCACCTTTCGCTTCACCCGTCCTTGCTTCCCGCGCAGGTTGCGCTGCTTTCGCGGCGCGTATTTGCTGCCGTCCGGGTTGCGCTGGGCGATGATCCGCTGTTGCTGACTGCGCCGCAGGGCCTGGCCGATGCTGCGGGCCAGTTTGTTGCGCGATGCCGGTTCCAGTTGTCCCAGCAGGCCGGCGGCCCAATCCTCCAGCGTTTCCAATCGGTTGGTCATTTCGGCACTACCCATTCGCTGCCGGTGCCTTGGGCGCCAGGTATCCACGCCGGGTCGAGGAATACGGCCACCTGCTTAGGCTCGCCAGGATGGTGGATGGTGGTATTGCCATCGGCGTCTTTCCCCACAACCACACGCTCGGTCAGCGGCAGAGTCAGGCTCAGGTCCACCTTGCTGTTGTCCAGAATGTCGGCCTCGAACTGGATGCCCTGGGCGGACTTGTTCAAGTTCTCCAGCAGCTCGGATTGGTTCACGCTCAGCCAGCCCAGCAACGGCAACATGACGCCGTCAGGGTGACCGGCGTAGTCGGTGAGGATGACCTGTAAATCAAAGCTGTATTCGAACGACAGCGAGGCAGCCGCGGTGCAGCGGATTTTGCCGTTGTCGATAAAGATCAACAGCCGGTCGGGGTTGTGCTTGAGTTCGGCCACTGTGTTCAGCAGATGGGCGCGCAGGCTTTCGGGTTTGTTCATGGGGCCGCCTGTTGGTGGTTGAACACCATGTCAACCTGGCCGGCGCATTCGGCCCATGCGGCTTCGACGCGGTCCTGGTCGGTGAGCTGATCGCCGTTATTGAGCGGGCTTGTCGCCGGCAGGGTGCAGGGCACCACGGCCGGACAACCACTGACGATAAGCGTCGGCGCCGGTGAGGGCGGGGCGCTCGCGCAGCCGGCGAGCAAGCTCAGGCAAAGGCTGGTCAGCCCAGTTGCGAAGGTCTTCGTTTTCACGTTTCAGCGCCTCGATTGTTTGCTCGCGCTTTGCCAGGCCCTGGCGCAGCTGATCCTGCTGGGTCCGCAGGGAGGCCTGGGCAACGCGTTCGGCGTTCAGGGTGGTTTGCAGCGTGCCGACCGTGGTGCGCAGCCTGTCAGCTTCAGCGCGGGCGGTTTTGGTGTCCTTCTCCGCCAGCTCGGTGTTCTTCTCGGCTACGGTGAGGCGCTGTTCCTGGCCCCAGATCAGCAGAGCCAGGGCGCCCAGGAGGGCGATGCCGTACAGCGCCTGGCGCAGAGTGCTCATGCGCGGTACCAGCCCAGTTTGTTCATGCCGCCGACGTCCAACAGCTCCACCGGACCTCGCACGATGACGACCCGACAACCGGGGGTCATGTAGGCCAGGGCTTCGCACAGCAGCTCCATATCGGCCTGCTCGGTATTTTCCGGCACCACCAACAGGTTGCCGTCTTGGACGTCCAGTTTGCGCACCGCCTCCAGATCGATCATGCCGCCACCGCCTGGCCGCAGCCGCACTCAGCGTGCCGCTCATAGGCGCGCTGGAGCTTGATGTCGTACAGGTTCCGCTGGTAATCCGGGCCGTTGTAGAGCTTGGCGAATTCGGTCCATTTACGGCCTTTCAAGGCCTTGTGCAGCACCGGGTCGGTCTGGATGAAACGCACGAAGGCGGCGAACTGTTGAGACTCGCCTGCACTCATGTCCTCGACCAGTGCTTGCACGCTGGCATAGCCCAGGCGCTGCCAGTGAAAGCCCATGATCTGAAACGCGCCCCAGGAGGCGGACTCCAGCGCGGCGGTGTCATCGATCAGACGCGCATGGCTCAGGCGCTGGTGCTCAGCAGTGCCGCCGGCATAGCCGCCGGACTTCTGATTGACGATGGCCGGATTGGCGGCGGCCAGCTGGTCGGCGTGGCGCTTGAGTTCGTCGGGGTTGTCGCCTTCGTGGCGCGGCGTGGCGAGCTGGCGGTACATGATGTGCCGTTCGAACAGAATCACCGGCTTGCCGTTCGCCAAAAAGCCTTTGCCCTTCGATTCAACCTCGTTGACGGCATAGACGCTTGCCAGCGGTACGTCGAGGATCTGCGCAGCCTGCACCAGGTCTTCGTTTCTCAACAGGAGCTGACAGTCACCGCCGGCCAGGTTGGCCTGGGTCTTTTCGCCGGCAACGCCATCGGCGACCAAGCCGACTTTCAACTGATAGCCCCGCACGGCGGCCTCGGTGGAATCGCCATAGTCGCCATCCACCACCAGCGCGGCGCCGTGGTCGTTCAGGTTTTTTTGCAGGATGCGCACCGCCTGGGAGCGGTCGCCGTGACGCAACGTGATGGTCATGCGCTGGGCCTCAACAGGGCGGCGACGTTGCCGCGAGAACGAAAAATTAGAGTGCACAGCAGCACCGTAGCGACGGCGTGCCAAAGGCTTACCGGCGGCCGGTACAGAATGATTTCCAGGCCACACAGGCACAGGGAGGCGCCGAACAGGCTGGCGAGCAGCGAGATACCCCGGCGAAACCGTGCTGCGCCTCGGCTGTAGCAAGCCAGGCGCAGGGCGCTGAGCAGGTAGGCCAGGGCGGTGGTCAGGGGGATAATCAGTTCGATGGTGAGCATGCTCAGCTACCTCCTCTGATACGTCTCACGATTTCCCAGAGGTCGGCCTTTTCCACCCACACCATGGCTTTGATGCTGATCGGGATGATGACCAGGGCGCAGCCGAACGCCGCGCCGCCGCTGGTAAGAAAGGGCATCAACTGCAAGGCCATCGGCGCGAACAGGTAGCCGACGCCCGCGGACAGGAACAGCGAACCCAGCCGCTGCCATACCTTGAGGTCGTGCTTGGTGCTGGTCACCAGCCAGGCACCGAGCAGTGCGCCGAACAGGGCTTCTCCGTCGATGATTGGCATTGCAGTCGCCAGGCCGAGGCCCATGACAACGCCAGTTACGGCGCTGGAAGTCGGATCAGCCATGGCGCGGGGTTCCTTGGTTGGAGGTGGTCAGTCCCATAGGTTCACCATCTGCCGCTGTGGCGCGGCCGTCTGGGCTTCGGGCATTTGCACGGCCAGGCCTTGGGGCAGGATCGGCCCGTAGTCGGCCAGGCCGGGGTTGGCTTCGAGTACCGCTTCGGTCACGCCGGCGGTGCGGCCGTAGTGGCGCCAGCACAGGGCGTCAACAGTGTCGTTTTGAAAGGCGCGGACAGTGACGGGCATCAGATCAGCTCCACGGTCGTACGGTTGATGCCGAGGAAGTCACGCACGGCCCAGCGCAAGTCCCGGCGGTAGTCGTCGATGTTGGGCGTGAGGTCTTCGGCGTTCTGGTTGCCGCTGTTGGTGCTGTCGTAGGAGCGATAGCGCTCACACACTTCGGCGCCGGTGGCGGCTTCGATGGCGCGGCGGTAGAGGTGAACCAGGACAGATACGTCGTTGATTTTTTCGCCGGGAACGTCTGCCAGTTCGGCATGGCCTGCGGCCTGCTGGATGGCGCGCCATCCGCTCAGCTCACGGTTGACGCTGATGGCCGCGGCAACGGCGGCGGTTTCCAAACGTGGCACGGTGACGCTGGCATCGATCCGCAGGGTGGCTCGCAGCTCGTCGAGATCAATCGAGGGCCAGAAGGCGTCGGTGTTGATATGGCCGCTGGCGACGGGGCCGCTGGCTACGAATCCGCTCATGGAACAGCACTCAGAAATAGGTCGCCGGTGGTCGGGGCTTCACGTTCAGGAGGAGCGGCCTGGCCGATCCGCCCAGAGCCGGCGGGGTGCGTGGGGACGCTCGGTTAGCCGGCAGGGCCGGCAAGTTTGTTGAGCAGGCGTTCGGCCCGCTCCAGATCTTTCTTGCCACCGCAGGCGTCATGCAGGGCGATGGCTTTTTTCAGTAGATCCACACCGGCCTGAAGCTGGCCGGGTTGTCCTGGGGCCTCTTCGGTGATGCCTTCCAGTGTGGCGCGGCCCATGGCGAGAAACAGCTTGGCGCGGGCCTGGTCGGGCATGTCTTCGGCGTCGGTGAGTTCGGCGGTGCGGTGCAGGATTGACAGGTCGAACGGTTCGCCAACCTTCTGAGCCTTGAATGCTGCCGTGGCGACTTCCTCGGCGACCAGGCAGCCCAAGGTGCGGGCGAAGCGGTCGGGCATGACCATCTTGTGTTCCAGCACGTAGGTCGCGATGTCGAGCCCACCGGTGAAGTCGCCGGCGTCGAAGCGCCAGACCATGACGGTGGTCAGTACCTCGTCCTGCGCTCCCTGGCCGCCTTCCAGCACACCTTGCACGTAGGATTCATAACTCGGCAGCAACTGGCGCTTGAGTTCGGCCTTGCTCTGGTTGGACTGGACCTGTTTCAGGCGCAGGCGGTCTTGCAGCAGCTGGTTGAGCTGGTGCTCGTAGGCCGTGGCACCGGCCATGGTTTGGGTGGGTTCGGTCGCTGCCGCCTCAATGGCGGCAGTGACGCGCTGGTAGTGGCGCTTGGCGAGGCTGTTAGCCATGGATCAGGCCTCCTCAAGCTCGATGTTTTCGATCAGGCAGCCGAGGCCGTAATCCTCGACGACATACGCGTCGTTGCTGGACTCGTAGTTTTCGATGCGGTTTTTTTCTGGTGCTTCTTTGACATAGCGACGTCTACCGCCGATCTGCCAATAGATAGCCAGGTTCGCCAGGGTGGTGACCAACGCAGCGCCGTCAGGCACATACGGCACTTCGACCGGTTGCTTCCCGCCCATGCGTTTCTGCGAAAGGATCATGTCGGTTGCCAATTTTTCGGAGGCTGGCTGTTCCTTGTTGATCAAGGGGAAATATTTGTCGTGCACCAGGTTGCTGCCGAGGATGACAACGATCCCCGGATCTTTGCGGTGCCACGGGTCGAGGAGGTTAGCGACGGCATCGAACACCAGGGCGTCTAGGTTGTTGTAGTCGGCCTCTGCACCGGTGCCAATGACGATCTTCCCGGCAGCCTTACCATCTTTGAGGACACGCGCAGGTGCGTTGAGGCGGTACTGTTCCAGCCAGCCGATATTGACGTCTTGCAACAGAGGGTTGGCCTGGCGGTCGGTAGTGGCGGCAGCGCTGACGCCGTTGAAGCCGATCATGATGCGGTCGAGGGCCTGGCGCTTGAGGATTGCGTCGCGCAGGCGTGCCTGGAAGTCCGGGAATTTCGCCCAGGCATCGAGCTGCGCGTAGCGAATCGCGGTATCAAAGTCGGTTTGCTTGGCTTCGTAGCCCTTCTTGTCCAGCGACGATACGTCGCGAGGCTGGCGCACACCATTGCCAGTGGTGTCGGTGCGGCCGGCGATGGTGCTGCTGACGCCCAGGCCGACTTTTTCACCTTTCAGTTCATCAACTCCGATGATGCCGATCTGACCGAGAAAGTCACTGGACTCCTGCATGCGGGTTTCCAGCGTCTGCTGAACCGTCGGGTCAACCGCAAAGGTGGCGGCGGTCGAGGACACGCCGTTGAGACGAGCTACTTGTGACAGGTAGGTGTTGAAATGTTCGCGAGTGTCGTTGCGCATGAATATCGTCCTTCGTTTGTTCGGGGCTATGGGTGGCCGGCTGTCAGCAGTCGGTCATGACCTGTTTGTCGCCACCGGTAACCGGAGGGCGCGTCTTTTGGTTGTGGTCTTGGGTGGTGGAGAGCTTGGCTTTCAGCTCCGTGAGTTCCGTGCTGATCTGGTCGAGCTGGGTTTTCAGCCCTGTCGAGAATTTCTTTTCGGCGGCCAGTTGGTCGGGCAGATCCTTGACGTGTTCGGCGATGGCTTCGACGGCTTCGCCGATCTGGGCGAACTCGTTGTCGTCCTTGGCCTGCTTGCCGGTCAGCAGCGCTTGCACCTTGCTGAACAGCTGGGCGCCGATGCTGGGTTTCTCTTCGATTTCCTCGAACTTCAACTCGGTTTCAACCGCCTCGGTAAACATCGAAGTTGCCGAGTAGTGGCGATCCTTGAAGGGGCTGGCGTCAGGTTTCTGGGCAGAGAACGCCAGGACGTCGGTGCCCAGGCTGGCGGGCGAGTCAGTGACCGCCAGGCCGACGATGTAAGCCTCGCCGGTGTCGGCAAAGCTGTCGTCGATTTCGATGGAGGTGTAAATCTTCTGTTTCGCCTTGTTCATGGCGATCAGTTCAGGGGTGGGCTCAACCTGGGCGAACAGGGCCAGTTTCTTTTGGCCGTTGATGTCCACCTCTTCGGTTTTCACTGCCAGGACATCGCCGTAGGCCTTGAACGGGCTATCGGGCAACAGGCTGCGGAAATGCTCCAGCCAGATACGGGCGCCGTAGGTGGACGGGTTGAAGTTCTTGGCGGCCTGTTCCAGCCAGCTGCGTTTGATGGTGCGCTTGTCCGAAGTAGCGCCCTCGACGGCGACGCGGAACCAATTGCTGCGAAACTTCTTCATGCGGGGAATCCTCAGTGCGTGGGGCGCCTGCTGGGTTGAGCAGTGCGTTGCAATGAGGGGCATGGTCGTCACGGGCGCGAGCGGCGGCAACGAGGCGGGACTGTAGGCGGGGAGGGTACAAGGGGCGGCG